TCACAACTCTATTAAAAAATCAAATTTTTTTATATCATTAATTTTTATTCTCTTTATCAACATTCTTAAAATCTTCCTTATAGATTGTACATCATCTAAATCATAATTTTCTAATATATATATCAGTTTAGCTTTTGTATCTAAAATTTCTTGTGTAGATATTTCTTTGCTTTCTTGGGTATATTTTTTTAATTGGATCTCAATTTTTTCTTTTTCATGATCAAAGTTATTACACTTTTCTTTTATTGCTTCCATAGAAATTAATCCATTGGTATAAAGCTCCATTAATCTTTGTTTTTTTATCGGTAATTGTTCAAGTTCTTTTTTTAGTTTATTTATAATTTTAGAATTATCAACTTTTTCTACTTCTCCACTTTCTACCTCATAACTTTTTATAGCTTCGATTATAATTTTTTCTTTGTTAGCATTAAATGATTTATTGCAAGAGTTACATTTATAATAATAACTTATATTTTTAACTCCTTTTATCATTTTAGTTTTCTTTTCCTGGTACATTTTAGATCCGCAGCTACACTCTACAAGACCAGAGAATAAAATAACTGGAAAAGCTGCATTGATCTTTATTTTTTTGCTTATTGCTTCTTGTACTTTGTAAAAAATCGCTTCATCTATTATATGTGGATAATTTCCTTTATAATATTGAACATCCTTACTTTTTTTATACTCCTGAAATAAATTGTCTCTCTTTTTCTCTCCATATTTGAACCAACCTGTATAAGCTCTATTAGTTAGGATATTTTTAACTGTGCTTATACTTATATTGTAATCTCTGCTCAATTTAGAAAAACTAAAACTATTCAAATATTCTTCAAATAACTCTCTAACTATTTTTGCTTCCTCTTCAACTATTCCAAGAGAATTTGGGATATTTTTATATCCATAAGGGGCTTTACCTTGATAAAACCCCTTTTTAGCTCTTTCTAACTTATTACTTTTAGTTCTTTGTGACCCTTGCGTTCTTTCTTCCTCTGCTATAGAAAAGAGTATTCCAAGTATAAATTTATTTGCCTGTGGCTGCATTATGCTAGCAAATTGTACCGATAACCTAGATAACATATCAGCGAACTCTAAACCTGTACTTGCTACTCTGGATATTCTGGAAATTTCATAAACTACTACTATATCATAAATTCCAGTTTCAAGTTCCTTTTGAAGTTCTAAAAAACCTTTTCTTTTATCATTCCCTCCTGATTGGATGTCTTGAATAATTTTTACAGGATTTAAATTATTCTGTTTGCAGTAATCGAGGCATTTTGATTTTTGCATTTCAAGAGAGCTTTTTAAGTCATTTTTTGCCTGTTCTTCTGTAGAAACTCTAACATATATAATAGCATTCTTCATTTTAATTTTTGCTCTTTCAATTTACTATATAATTCCTCGATTAGATTATACACATTTGATTCAACTTTTATTATTTTTACTGTATCAGCATTCATCTTCCCTACCTCCTAATCTTGATTTATTATTAAAATTGCTGGACCTGTTTCCTGTATTCTTGCTTTACCATTAATATATACTGCAAAAGGTTCATGGGGATCAATAAATGCCGTTACTATCCCTTCTCTTTTTATTAATTCTTCTGTAAGTTCTTTAGTAGTATAATCTTTCAATTCTTTATTCATTATTTTTCCTCCTATTTATCTTTTTTTATTTTATTGCTTTTAAAATCCCATTGCTTATTGTAATTGTGTATTCTTTACAATAAAGCACATAAACTAACCATTTGAAATCTCTTACTGATAATTCCTCAACTTTTATTTCTTTACCTTCTTTAGCTTTTTCTAATATCTTAGTCATTTTTTCCTCCTTTTATTAAAAGCTCTCATACTGCCCGCCCAAAACTACAATAATATCAACTGGTTTCTCGCTGTCTATTCCATTGTATATTTCTACTTGCATTATTTCCTCCATTAAAAAATCCCCAGTAAATTAATACTGAGGATTGATTTATTACGCTGCTGCTTTAAATTTATTTATAAAATATATTTGTCCTTTCCCTGTTACTTTAGGGGTTTTATTTACTGTTATATGTCCATCTGAATGAGTTATAGCTGTTTCTTTAATTTCAAATAGTCCTAAATCCATTGATTTTTGAGTAGGCATATTATAATCTGTTCCTTGTCTTTTTATCAAATAGCCATTTTCTCTCAACCAAGAAAATAACCTTTTCTGTCCTATGTCATGACCATTTTGTTTTAATAGCTTAGCTAATTCTCCAATCAAAATAGAAGTTTTAGAAGCTTCTACTGCTTCTGCAAAAATAACTTTTGGTTTGTCTTGTTCAATTTTCTCTTCCAAGATAATAACTTTATCCTTATAGCTTTCAAGCATTTTTGATTGTATTTGATTAGCTCTTGCTAAAATCATATCTGGGCTATTCCAAGCTTCTTCACATTTTATAAAATACTCTCTTGCTTCTTTTCCTTTAGGAGTATTTGATACCATCGCAACTTCTTTTGCTGTTGAAATTTTTAATAAATAATCAACTTTTTCTTGTTCTCCTCCAAGGGTATTACATTTTTGATATACCCTTACAAAATCTTTATTTTCAATAAAATTATATTTTTCTATTATTCTAGCAATCCATATTTTAAATTCTGTTTTTACTTCTAAAAATTCATGTAATTCTCTTGCACTTACTAACTGTTCTCCGTTTCTTTCTTCGATTCTTATTAGTTCATTCATATACTACCTCCTACACTATGCAGTTTCTTTTTTGAAAGGATTTTTCCATACAAAAGCTCCTTCATGTATTTCTCCTGCATTTTCTCCATACTCAAAATACTTCCACTTAGTTAAATCCAATACCTCACTTAACAAAGAATCCAATTCTAAGTATAATTCTCTTTGAGATCCAGTCAAAGTTTCTTCTAACTTCCAAAGTGCACTATACATTCTTTCCTCTTGCATAGATAATTGGTCATTGATTACTTTACTTGAGTAACAATTCTCTAAGAATGTCATAATAAGCTCTTTGTCTTCTTCTGTCATATTTTTTCCTCCTAAAACTTGTATTTTTGGAGTTAGTGTAGTACAATAGTATTGTCTAGGTACTACTTGTACTGCAAAATCTCCTTTGTTGCCTTTCAGGTGATAAGGGAGTTTTTATTTCTTCTTTCTAATTTCTAAAACTTGCTTCTCCTCATCAAAAATCAATTCAACTTCTCTTTCTTCAGGAGTTATTCCAAGTTTTCTTAATACAGGTATTGGTAGAGTCAATTTTGCTCCCATACCAGTTCCTGCTTTAGAAAAAGAAACTTTCAGAACCCTTTTGTCCATAGTATTCTCCTTTATCAGTACCTGATAATATAGTTATATCACATCAGGTACTGATTGTCAAATTTATTTTTTATCATACTCCACCAACTCCAAAAATAAGTTTAGGTAATCCTCAGTATTATTCACTTGCCAATGTTCAATTTTTTTAATTTATTTTATTATTCCTATAGTTCTTAAATAATTTATTGCTTGCTCTATAGTGAACGGTAATTTATTAATTGTTTTTCCGATACTTACTAATGTTTGATTTTCTTTTTCTATCATATATATTTTTTCACCATTGCTTGATATTAGAATTCTTTTCATCCTTCCTCCCTTTTATAATTCTCTATTTTAAAGGCTTTAAAGTGGTGTTTGTACACTTTTCTAAGTTTCTCTATCTCTTTTTCGTTACACAGTTTATATCCAAAAGTAGGATATTTCTTTTCAAATTCCTCAACTGTATATTCTCCATCTTCAATCTCTGCATGATGATAAGGGCAAAGCGGGGATAACCTTTTATCTAATCCAGTATCATTTTTATATCCGCTAGTGCCCACCCTGTCTACATGATGTGGTCCAGTAATTTCTTTTCCACATACACAACATTTTTTATGAAGCAGCAAAGCAAATATATATCTATCATTTTGTGTTTTGCTGTATAGATCAATAAGCTCTTGTCTCATGGGTATATTATTCTCTAGTAAGAAATCAAACATGAATTCTACTAGACTATTTGCCTTTTCTTGACTTATCAGAGAGAGACACAAACTAAAGTCCTCATGATTGATAGAAAAGTCCTGTATTGACTTTATATAAGCTTTAGAAAGTTTATTAAATGTTTCTAGGTCTACTGTATCAACTAAAACTTTCAGAAACTCTTCTAATGGCTTTTTATTAGGTTTATAACCAGTAGCTTTTATATATTTCTTTTTAAGTTCCTTCTTAGCTTCATATAAATGGTATGGGGTGGGAGAGGCTTCTGGCTCTCTCCCTTCTCTGAAATTGCTATAAGAAGTAAATAACCAATAGATTAATTTTTGTGTTTCTCTAGTATATGCCATGTTTATTCTCCTTAATTATTTTTTACCAAAAATTTCTTGTATTTCTTCATCTTCCTCTACTTTTTCAGCTTCTTTTAATATTTTTTCTTGTTTATCTTTTATTTCTTCCTTATTATCTTCTATAAAATTTTTCATTTCTAAATCTTGTTTAGGAGCTTCTATAATTTCTTCTATATTTGGTATATCTTTAGACATTTCAGAACTATCATACATACCTCCAAGCTCTTCAATAAAAGCTTCTCTTAAGGCTTGTGCTTTAGCTACTTTAGTTAACATTGTCACAGGTTTGTTAGCCCATTGTGAATTTACAGTTCCATCTGATTTTCTTCCTACATATTCTTCATAGTTTACATCTGCTTTAGCTGGAAATTCCCAATCTTTTCTATAAACTTCACACCAAGCACCAACAAGTTTTTCATCTTCAAGTAAAATAGAATGCTCTCTTTTTACTAATTCATTATTTTTATCTAACACATATATGCCTACTTTTTTACCATTATACTGAGGGTGCTTTATAGCTCTTCTTTCAATAGCATCTTTAGAAACTACCATTGTAGCTGGCTGACTTCCATATTTTATTAAATAAGCATCTTTCACATGAGGGTTTAACTGTCTAGCTTTACAAAGTTGAATAAAATAATTTATCTCTTGCTCTGTTACAGCTCCATTTCCATTGACTAGATAACTTCTAATTATTGCAGGGCTTAATTTAACATCCATGCCATCTACTGTAAAATTTACAACATTTTTTTTCTCTTCTGTTTTAACTAAATTGTTTTTAACTTCCATTTTCATTCCTCCTATTTACTATCTAAGTTATATTCAAAGTCATTATTTTCCAAAAATTCTTTTAAAAGTTTTGCTTTAGCACCTGTACAGTTTTCTATATTCAAAGAAAAATTAAATAATTTAGGTGGCTTTGTTTCTTCTTTTTTTTCTTCAACAACTTCTATAGTTTCAGCTTTTTCAATTTCTTCTTTTAACTTTTTTTGTTCCTCTGCTTTTCTTTCTTGGTATATATAGTTTGCTCTTGCTCTTATAGTTTTTGGGATTTCATCTAAAACCTTATCTATTAAGAAATTAAATTCAGATATTTTTAAATCTGTTTCAAATTCTCTGTTTACTTCTTCAATGGTTTTTTGGATCAAGTCCAGTTTTTGCTTTTTCATTTCTTCCAGTTGTCTTTTCTGTTCTTGCTGCTCTTTTAAAACTTTTGCTCTCAACTCTAAATCTTCTAGTGTATCTTTTTCTTTTTGTGTTTTATTAAGATATTTAGGAATAATAACCAGCTGATTAGCAAATTCTTTTTCAAGTTCATATTTTTTAGTCACTTCATCGATTAAAGCCTGTATCTCTTCTTCTTTCTCTTCTTTCCTTACATTTTCATAATATTCCAATTGCTCTCTTATTGGATCAGAAACTTCTTTTAAGATAGAAAGCAACTCTTTACATTTTCCCTCAAATTCTTTTATAGGAATTTCAAGTTCCTTTTTTTGTGTCTTTCTGTAATCATCAATATGTTTTTCTAATGCTGCAAGTTCATTTTTAGCAGTTGTAGTATCTTTTATATTTTCTTCTGTTACTGCTAAACCTACATACTTTTCAGAAAATTCTTTTAATTTACCTTTTACTTCTTCAAAATTAAAATCAATTTTTGCTACTTGGAATTCATTTGTTTTAATTTCCATAATATCCTCCTATATATCTATGTTTTTTATTAAATTTGGTTTAGTTTTATTTTTTATCTTTTCCCAAAATTCGAGTTCTTTACCAAGCAAATAACTTATTTCATCTTCGTTCCTTGTTATTTTATATTGTTTTATAACTATGTCATTTTTCCCAAATATTCTAATTCCAGCCACTAACCAAGCTGTTTTCAATCCACTCACCAAGAGATAGTGTAAACACTGTAGATAATAAGTCATTGGTACTTTTTCCCACCATTCATTTAAGTTTTTAACCTCTGCACTTTTTATTTCTATTACACAATTTTCTCCATCAACTATTCCGAAACTATCAAAGTTAGCTCTACACCATTCGTATTTAGAATGACAATAATGATACTCAGGTTTTATTGTTTTCACTCTATCAAGATTGAAAGCTTCCCAAAGTTTTAAAATATGTTCCTCTGCTGCTTTGCCTCTTATCGTGGCTGCATTATCTTTGAAATTAGGTTTTCTTACCCCTGTTTTTTCTTCCCATAACTCAATATTAGTTTTATATTTACTATATCCAAGTAAAACTCCTACATCACTACCACCTATTCCTTTCTCTCTCATTTTGTGCCAATCTTCTGTAGAGAGATTTTTAAGTGGTACTAATTTCTTCATAAATTCCTCCTTCCTTAATTTTTTAATAAGTTCTCCAATTTTTATTGGAAAACCTATAAAGAATTAAGCTGTTTTCTTTTCTATGTAGTCTATTACTTTATATTCTTTATTTATAAGGTCTTGTAACTCTCCTGCCATGTATTTTATAGCTTCATTGAAAACCTCTGTTTCTGTGTCTCCTGTGAATTCTAGGTCTGCTATTTCCAAGATGTGAATTTTATTTTCTACTCTATAGCTATAACCAGTAGATAGTTTTAAATCTTTTGCTAAGTTTATTATTTTTTCATTGTTAGTCATCTTTACCCCCTCTAACTAAAAGCCTTTAACATTAACCATGTATCTTCTGCTGTCATTTCTTCAACTGGATAACCAAGTATTTTCATTTCACTCATTATTTTTTTATAATCAGATAGTTTCATTTTTACTCCTCACACTCATCAAGTTCACACTTTTCAGTCGCATAACAAGGACAATCTTCCTTGTTACAAAATCCAGCCAACCCTCTTGACATACAATACGATAGTCCTGCTGGTATATCCTCACTCCAAGTAGAACTTATCCCCACTTTTTCATAATCCCGTTTTTTCATCTACTCATCACCTCTAAGATCATATATCCTACAAACAACTGTAACCCTATAACCATAACTATATCTTTTATAGTTTCTTTCCATTTTTTCCAAAATTTTTTCATTTCTCCCCCCTTGCAATATATAAAGTTTTTATGTTATAATACTTTCGGAAGTAATATTTTTCCCAATGATGTAATGATATAGATATTTAACAGGCACTAGCTCTCGAAAGAGGGCTTTTGCTCTTTTTATCTAGTAAATTCTTTTATAGTCTTTGCTATATTTTCAACAGCTTCCCAGAAAATAGGGTTATTGTCTCCTTTCGCTGCTTCTTCAAAAAGAAGTTTTTCTGTATTCTCCCAGCTATCATTGTAATTTTTACATCTTTCTTGAAGTTCTAGGTATTCTACTGTCGAAATTATCATATATGCTATTGTCTCTGTCATTATTTATCCTCCCTTACTACCCATTTGTAAACTTCATATTTATTGTTGGGGTCTTTTAACCAGTCGCTAATTCTTTTTCTGTTCATTGTTATACCTTGTGCTTGTAAATAATCATCGGCATTGCTTATGCCATATACTCTTCTTCTAAATGTTTTTTTTAACCTTATTTTAGGAACATTTACATCTTTTGGCTCTAACCAATTATTGAGAGCGTATATTGTAGGTCTGCCCCCGAAGGAAGCTTTTCTTATTCTAAAAACATTCTCACTTTTCTTTATAGCAGAATGATATTTTTCGAACAAAACAAATGATAATCTCAAATCACCTTTTAAAAATCTTACTATTAGCTTGCTTTTTCTGTTTCTGCTATTAAAAGCTTTCATTATTTACCCTCCTATAACTCCATTAATTTTTATTTTTATCAGGCATTAAAAGAATAATTTTTTCTAAATTACGTTTTTTAGCAAGATAATATCCAAGTGTTTTAAATATTTTTTCTACAGTTTTATCTGGTATTTTTTCTGCATACAAGTCATTTTGATTTATGTATATACCATCTTCTCTTGTCTCAATACTTATCCACATACTAATCCTCCCAAACTGCTATTTCTTCTAAGTCATCATCACTCTTACCACAACTTTTACAATAGTAGTTTTCAACTTCTGATTCTGAACTCTCTATTATCACTTCTTCGAGCCACCAAAAAGAATCATATTTACTCAATTTTCCGTCTTTATCTAATTTGAAGTCAAAAAGATCATTAACCTCTACTATCCCCATTACTTCACTGCCACATTCTTTACATTTCCACATATTTTTCCTCCTTATCCTCAAAGGGTTGTAATAGCCCTTTATTTAATCTTTCTAACTCTCGATAAGCTTCATCTTTGTATTCCTCTGAGTAGAAGCAATATAGCTCACGCTCTTTCCCATTAAGCTTCCATATAATGTATAGGTCTGCTTCTCCTTGTGTAGTTGAATGCGATATTGTGTATTTTTCCATCTCTCCTCCTTTTTGGTTTGGGGTTTTGTTTCTGGTTTTTCCGTAATTGTTTTTCAAATTTTTTTCTATATTTTTATTATACGGTTTTTTCAGTAACTTGTCAATACTTTTTTACTGTTTTTTCAGTAAATAATTTTATTTATCTTTTTTATTGTGTATAATTTAATATATAGTGATAAGGGGGAGAATAAAAAAATGTTTGGAGAAGTATTGACGGAATTAATGGAAAAGAAAAATATAGGAGTAGCAAAGTTTAGAGACATTACTGGAATTTCGGCTGGATATATGTCAGATTTGAAAAAGAATAGATATTTACCTTCCAAATCTAAGTTAGAAGTTATAATAGCGACTTTGGAATTAAACAAAGAAGAAGAACTTTTGTTAAGAGAAGAATGGGCATTAAGCAAAAGTGATGATTCTTTAAGAAAAACTGTTTCTAATTTAAAAGAAAAAAACAAAGATATGTTAAGCGTTTTAAAAAGTGTTAAAAAAGAAAATGAACTAGCTGATGAAATAAAAAGTCTGGAAAACTACAAAGCTGTTTACAACTTATTATTTTCTGATCTTAATCAAGAAGAAGCTAAAGAACTTTTAAAATCAATTTCAGAAAAACTTGAAATAATAGCTTTAAGAAAAAACAAATATGAAAAAGTTAAAAAGAAAATAGAAGAACTGAATAGTATCATAGAAAGTATAAAATAAAAGAACTAAAATAGCCCTGAGATGAGGGGGAAGGGAGTGTAAATATGACGGATAACGGATTTTTCTTTTTAAAAACAACAGTTCTAAAATCATCTAAAATCAATGTTTTTGATAGCGGATAACGGATTTTTTATTCCTTTTTAAGAGTTAGTAAAAAATATAAAGAAAAAATAAATGTTTCTGATTGTTTTTATTATGTATTAATGGTATACTTTTTTATATTATATAACAGGAGGACTAATAGGAATGTTATTAAAAAAAGAAGATAAAAATACCGTTATTGAAATATTGAAAAATTATATGGAAGTCAATAAAATTACTATTTACCAACTTGAAAAAAATAAAATATTAACATGGAAAACATACAATAAAATGTTAAAAGATACTGATAGTACAATTACATTAAAAACATTAAAAAGACTTATAAGTAGATTAAAATTTTCGAAAGAAGAAAGAGAAACTTTGAAATCAGTAGTTGAAAACTATAAAATGAAACCAAATAAACTTATTTCGGAAGACCAGAGTATGATTTTTACGAATAAAGATTTGGAAGAAAAAATTGAAGAAATTAAAACATTGATAGAAAAAAATTCTATTTACAATTTGAAAATATTAGAACCAACAACTTTAAGAGAAGAGAACGAATATTTTCAAAAAAGAAAAATAGGTAGTTTTGATTCAGATTTGGAAACTAGAACCCTTTTAATAAAAAGGATGTGGGACTTCAATGATACTGTCTCAGAAAAGTGGAAAGAGTTTAATTTGTTGTTAGGAATCAATAGTAAAAAAGATAGCGTAAAAATGAAAAAAGGGTTATTGACAATAGCTGAAAATTTGAAAGAAATAGCTCTTAAATTAGAAAATGCAGCATTTGATTCTTCAGAACTCGACAAAGAAGATATTATTGTTATCAAGGAGGAGTAAAATGAAATACAACGATATAGCTTTACCGGCTCATATAGATTCTATTTTAAATTCTTTAGCCGTTGTTTATGGACAAAGTAAAGAGGAAATTATAAAAACAGGATTAATCACAAATATAACTTTAGACTCGTTTCCAAATTATAAAAATTATACTCATATTATATCGGGAATAACCCAAGCTAGAATGATGAAAGGCATTCGTATAAACAACAAAATAGAAAGTCAAGTAAAAGAAATTTTTAACACTTATGGTTTAGAAGAGATAAACAATGACATTATAGAAAAATCAGCTGAGCTTATGATAGCAACTTTTGATTTAATATTTGCAAAAAGCGGAAAAAACTTGAAACAATTGTATCGTGAAGCTTTAGAAGATATAGAGTTTCTATATATAAATTTAAAACTAGCTGTAAAAATAATAGCAGAGGCATTAAAAACTAATGGAATAGTGGTTTCTAATCTCACTTTAAATTATATGACAGAAGGAATAAAAAAAGAAAAGAAAGATATAGCTAAGCAGTATATCGAGGCATATGCAAGCGGAAACAATTTTCAACTTCAAAAAGCAAGAGACAATTATCGTCAGAAAATGGAAGAAATGTTAAATGATTACATTGGGAAATTATCTGTTCCTGTAAAAGATTCTCTTGTTTTAGGAAAAGAACAACAAATTGTTGCAAGTCTAGGGAAAGAGAACTTAGATTATATTACTTCATTCTTGCTTTTAGAAATAAGAGAAAAGGTATATTTGGATAATAGAATTCAAAGAGTGTTAAATTTCAGTTAAATAAAAATGTAACCAGTATTTTCTTTGCAACCAATCACACTTTAACAGGTGTGATTTTTTTGTTGACTTTATTCTAAATAGTAAAATATTTTCCCTTGACATATTACTGAAAAAACAGTAATATATATACAAGGAGGGAGTTATGAAGAGAAAACAATCAAATAGAAATATAGCGAAAGAAAATACAGAATTATATAACAAAATAGAGAAAAAAAGAAAAGAATTAAATTTGACATTTACAGAAATGGCATTAAAAACAAAAGTTCCAATTTCGACTCTTACATCAGCATTTTATAGTTTAAAAGCTGGTAAAAACATCACTACTGGAACTATGCGAATGATAGATGAGGCTCTTGGTGTTTCATTTTTTTTTAAAAAATAATTTCGGAAAATTCAGTATTTAAGTTCTTCTAGGACTTCACAAGCTTTTTTTATTGCAGTTAATATTTTAAGCTGGGTTCCTTGGGAAATTTTATTATCTTCATCATTTATTTTTTTATCATTATTCATATTGCACTCCTTGACTATAAGTATTTATAGATACAATATAATACAAAAATGTATAATAGTCAATAAAAAATTATGGGTATATAAAAATTAAATGAAGAATTGAAGATGGTTAGAACCGTATACAAAAAGGGAGAAGGGAGGTGAGAGAGTGGAGAAAGGAAAACTATCAACCATAAAAGAAGAATTAGAAAATTCAAATACTTTATATAATACAATGTTTGAAATTTTATTTTTAAATTTAGATAAAAATTCTGAGAAAATAAAAAATCTTGACAGCTTGGAAGAAAAATTAAAAAGTTGTCAAGATTCTATTTACAGAACAATAGAAGAAATAGAGAAAGTAATTTCGATTATTCAAGATTAAGATAGTTTTATTTACTCATGAAAAATGTTGTTAGAAACCCACCTACAGCTATAACAATATCTTGATGTTTAGCTAAGATATCAGAAAATTTAGCTAAAGTTCCTTTTGAAAGAGGCATATTATTATCTGTTATTGTTTCTAATAATTTAACAAGTTTATTTAATTCTTCTTGATCTTCAGTAGCTTTATTTGAAATTAATTTTTCCAAATCTTCAATCGAAGAACCGATGTTCATAGTTGCGTTAGTTTGATTGCCAACAATAGACGGTCCATTGATGTTTCCGATATTGAAAGTACTAGATGAATTGTGTAATTTATCGTATTCATTTTTACTTAAAAAGTTTATTTTGTAAGCAATAACTGGACCATGAAGTCCATCAGGAACAGCAGAAGGGGTACCATGTAAATAAAAATCTGCCCCTGTAATAACACTTCTCAAAACCATACCTTCTTTTGGAATAAATGGTAGCAAGAAGTATAGAGATTTTTTCATTACTAAACCTTCTATGATTTCATCAGAATCCAAAATTGTAAATTTTTGAGAGTGATTTTTAAACGTTTTTTTTAATAAGCCCATTATTGTAACCTCCATAAATATTTTCAATAAACATATTATAACTTTTTGGAGGGATAAGGTCAAATGAAAGAGGGGGGTGGAGTGAGTGGAGAATTTAAATCATGATAAAACAACTAAACTAATAAAAATACCCAAATATCTAGGATTGTTAACAATAGACGGAAGCTTAAAAACTGGAGAAGTAGCTATAGATGATGAAATGGCAGATATAATAAGTGTACTTTGGAATAAGTATAAAATTGGAACTGTGGGCTGTTGCAAAGGATATAAAGAAGATAGAACACTTGAAGATAATGTCGCTTGGATACAAATAGGTTCTGGTTGGAATGAAAGAGAATATCCTAAATGGATGGTAGAGATTTTAATAAGGGAAACTATGAAAGCTATAGACAGAGAAGCTAAATTTCCTATATTGCTATATGATCCAAGATGTGTACCTTGTTATAATCCAAAAGGGTATTTAACAGAAAAGCATTATGAGGAATTAGTAAGGTCAGGATATGAAATTGATATCCCAATAGAAGTTATAAAATTTTAAAAGGGAGATATAATCTCCCCTTTACTTGAAGTGTTACTTTGTGTGAGATTGGTTACAGCAATAATAGCAGCCGTCAGCATTTGAATATCCGTTTCTCTTAGCATAACTTATTGCAGTCGAAGGATAATCAAAATCTCCTAAATAAACTATATTAGGATATTTAGAAGGGTTAGCATAATCACAAGAGTCTTTGTGAACTTCATGAGTTACAGTGTTGATATAAAATTTAGCCATAATATTCACCTCCTTGTTATAAAAATGAGTTGCATTATTATTATAACTTTTTGGAGGGTTAAAAACAACCTTATAAAATTGATTTTAAAGCCTTTCAAAATTTAGATATATAAAATATCGTGAAAGGCTTCTAAATAAGTTTTATAAGCAAATAGTAAAGCTTAAATAAGAATAAAAGGAGGAACAAATGATTAAATTAGGAGATAAAGTAACTATTAAGTTTGGGTTGTTTAAAGGCAAAAGCGGAGAAGTGCAAATTATTGCAGAACATGCAAAAGGAAAGTCTTATAAAATAGGAGGGTGTGATATCTTCTGGGAAGAAGGAGCTTTAGAAAAATTACCAGAAAAGGAGAACGGGTTATATGCGACTGTTGGTTATGACCCTGAACTTATAAAAGGGGTAAGAGACACAATTAGTGAAGCTGTGTGCGAGTTACAAGAGTACGCAACAAATGAACACTCTTACTATACAAAAGATGGCAAGGAAATGTTGTCTACTTGGAAACAAAAAGGTGACCATGTATATGATGTTCATGTATTTGAAAAAGTAACCGAATGTAACTGGAAACAATTGAGCTAATTTAAAAAAATGGCTGTTTTTTAAAAATAGAATTAGAAAATAGCCATTTAAAATAAAAAAGCCCATATGGGCTTAGTTATACGAAGAATTAATTTTAGGAAATTTCGTCTTCATAGTAATTATTATACACGAATTAACAAAAATAATATATATATATTTTTACTTTATATCTGTTCATCATTCCAAAGCCACGCTCATAGAGTTTTAGAATGGTGGACAGTTACAAAATAAAAAAGAGAGGAGCGTGGCAACTCCTCAAAAGGAGGAATAAAATGAGTAGAATGACTATAGAAGATTTTGAAGGAAGAGAATTTTATCAAGTACCAAAATGGCTTATAGAAATAAAAGGATTACAACCAGCAGATATATTAATCTATATGTTGGCATATAACAACTGGAGATTATCACTTAAAAATGGAAAAGTAGAAAGTGATGGATCAGTTTATTTTTATCTCACTCATGAAAGTATTAAGGAAAAGCTTGATCTAGGTAAGAATCAAATAATAGATGCTATAAAAAGATTATTATTAAGTGGAGCTTTAATAAGAACAAAAGAGAATGGCAAGGCATCAAAGTTTTATCTGGAAAATGATATGAAAGAAATAAAATTTGATATTACCAGTCTGAAAAAAAGCAGTACCCAAAATCAGACTACACCAGTCACTAAAATCAGACATGACCAGTCTGAAAAAGGTGACTACCACCAGTCTGAAAAGAGTGACATAAGTAATAAAGAATTAAGTAAGAATAAAATAAGTAATAATAATACAATAATAAAAGAGCAGCTGGAAAAAGAAAATATTTCACCAGAACTCAAAAGTAAATTATATGAATTTATTGATTATAGAAAAGAAATTAAAAAACCAATTAAAACCTACAAAGCAATAGGTAACCTTATAAAAAATATAGGCAAAGACTTTATAGATGAACAACACTTAATAGACAGCATAGAGGTAACATTTACCCAAGAATATCAAGGTGTGTTTCCAGTAAAATTAAAAAAGCAAAGAAATGAAATAGGAGCAATTAAAGAAAGTTACGCAACTAGAAAGTTAAGAGAAATTAGAAAGGCACAGGTGGGCTAGAATGAGAGAAGATATATTTTGGGAAGGAATAAAAACAATAGAAGCTGTACTAGGTAAGGAGTTTACAGATGACCAATCAAGGATCTACAGTATGCTTTTAAATGATATTCCTGAGGAAAATTTTATAAACGGAATAAACACAATGCTTAGAGAAAGAGTATATTCGAATCTTCCTATGCCAGCAGATATAAGAAAATATTGTTTAGAAACAAGAGAAGAAGATTTAGACATAAGAGTAGCAACTGCAAGAAATAAAATAAAAAAGGCTATGAACAGCATAGGTACTTATGTAACAGTCGCCTTTGATGACCCTATAATACATCTTGTAATAAGGGATTTTGGTGGGTGGATAAAGCTTGGAATGACAGATATGGAAGAGTTTGAAAATCTTTTAAAATGGGATTTACCAAGATTATATAAAGCATATGCAACTAGGAAAAATGCAGATATTCCATTAATGCTGGAAGGAAAAGCAGATGACAAAACAGTTAAATACATTGGGAATGAAGAAAAGGCTAGAAGATGGATATTGAGCTATCAACAAAAAATTGAGAGATTAGAAAATAAACCTGAAAATCAAAATGGAGTTGAAGCTATAGAGTACATGGTGACATCTTTGAAGAAAAGCATAGCATAGGAGGACTGGAATGAAATTGATATATTTTTTAACTTTGACATTATTACTTTCGATATTTTCTGGGAGGGAATAGATGGGAAAAGTATTATTTTTGTGGAGGTGGAAGAGTAATGGAAATATGTTATAAAATACCAAAAGATTCTAAGTTATTAAAAGAATACTTTGAAAGAGAAAACAGAGTTAAAAAATCTTTCGAAGAAATGAAAAAAGTAATAATACAAAAATATAAAATAGATTTAAAAAAAGAAAAAGAAATGGCTTTTAGTACTCATTTTGATTTTTGTATAGGTAGTTATCTTGCAAAAGAATTAGGGATAGAAAATATGATTAGTATTCTTGGGTCTGATGACTGGAAAGTAAAAGACAATGATGGGAATTACAGAGGACAATTTGGAACATTGAAAAGAAATACAAAATTATATAAACAATTTAAACAAATATTGGGAGATTTAGAATATGATTTTACAAAAGATAATATGAGTAGGATTTTAAGAGGTGCATATAGATACATAGAGATAGAGCAATATCTATATGTTGTAGGAGTGGAAGAAAAAATCTCAAAAGATATTATCGAGTGTGGGGAAAGAATGAAGATGAGTGAATTCTATAAAATGCTGGAAGAGGTGAAAGAATGACAGAAACTCAAATTCAATCAAGCATAATTGACTACCTTCAAGTATTGGAGAATCAAGGAAAGTTATTTTTACATAGAGTAAATAACATGGGTGTGTATGACCCTAAGAGGAAAGCCTATAGAGTATTCCCTAAAGGAGCTAAAAAGGGATTCCCAGATATTATAGTCATAAAGAATGGGCTTCTTATAGGGTTAGAAGTGAAAACAGGAGAAGGAAAACAAAGTAATAACCAAAAAGAAGTTGAGAAGGAGCTTAAAAAGCATGGAGCTGGTTACTATGTAGTAAGAAGCTTGGATGAGGTTATAGAGATAGTAGGAGGGATGTAAAGATGGAAAATAAAAAAGAATGTATATTTTGTACAGGTTGTTACCCAGTAGAAGAAAATAAATGGGCTTGTAGCATTAAAGGAGAAATCATAAAAGAAAATGATAAAGCTTGTGAAGGTTTTGAAGAAGTTGAATATATACAAACAGGAGGGGAACTATGAATAATTTAGCAGTTTTAGAAAGAAAAAATACAGTTGAATTAGTTACATTTGAAAATGAAGGAATGACATCATTAGAAATAGCTGAACTTATTGGTAAAAGACATGCTGATGTAATGAGAGATATAAGAGATGAAATAAGTAAATTAGGTGATGAAATAGCTGAACGCATTTTTGCGTTGAGTGAATATAAAGATATTACTGGTAGAAAATTACCTATGTATAATTGCACTTCTGATGGAGTAATGCAATTAGCTGCAAGATATGATGCAATGGTAAGATATAAATTGATACAAAGAGCTAAAGAGCTTCAAAGTGGTTTTAAAGCTCCACAAACATATGCTGAAGCTTTAGAAATAGCAGCACAACAGGCAAAACTTATAGAGAATCAAGAAAAGCAAATAAAAACATTACAACCTAAAGCTGATTATTATGACAATGTATTAGTACCAGATCATGTATTTGCAGTAGCACATATAGCTAAAGATTTGGGAATATCATCTACCAAATTAAATAAAACATTGGAAAAATTAAAAATACAATATAATCCAAAGGTAAAGCATATGCCATGGGCTTTATATTCAAAATTTGGGTGGCTAGTACCTCAACATTGTGATTATGAGGATTTTAAAAATGAATTTATGTCTGCACCCTCAAAACAATTAAAGTGGTCACAAAAAGGAAGGGAATGGATAATAGATACATTAGATGAAGCTGGATATATAGATTGGTATGATGGTAAACCTAGATTTAAGGATAAGAAATAAATGGAAAAATACTTAATAACAAGCTTAATACTAGTAGCTATGACCTTCTTGATAGTTGGTATAGCTATCGGTGTTGGAATAGGGTTATATTTAATAATGTGAGGTGTAGCATGAAAATAAAAGCAGGGGAAGTAGAGGAAACAGTAAAAAATATAATGAATAGGTATTTAACAGGTGGAGAGATAGAACCAAATGAGTTTGAGTATATAAAGAAGTATTCTAGGTATTTAAGAAACTATAAATTTATCAAGAGGTAGGGAGGAAAAAACAAAATGATAACCTTAGGATTGGCAATATTGGATCGCAATAACAAAAACAAAGACATATATTTTTATGGTTTAACTATAGCAGCTGATTGTTATATTATAGAAAAGATAATTAGTATTTTTAAATAAGAGGTAGGGGAGAGCATGGGAGATAATCAAAAATTAGATAGGTTAATAAAAAAAATAGTAGATGGTACAGAATATAAAGGTGGCTGGCTTAAAATAAAAATAAACAATTCAGGGAAAGTGGTTGACGCTAAATTTGAAAAAGATATTCCACTTATGAAAACCTCGGATAAATAGTATTGTAAAATTCCTAATAATATTATATAATATAGAAAATAGAATATAGAATTGATTTGCGACCCTAAGAGGTGGATCAAATAATCTTTAGATGTAAAAGTCTAGAGCTTGTTTAATCCACCTTTTTTATTTATCTTGATTAAAACACATCAGGCATACAAAGAAATAATAATGGCTAGAAAGCTGTGTGACATGGTGTGTTTCAATGGGGGTATAGTACCCGCTACTAGATTTTTTCATATAAATGTCCTCCTTCCCTCACACGAGGGGATATACGGGAATATAGTTTAACTCGTAGGTAAAGCAACTACCTTTTAAGTAGTGATATAGGTTCGAATCCTGTTATTCCCTTTCGCTCATGAGGATTCACAAAATAGTCGGTTACCAGTGAATGATTTTAAGGATAAGGATATCTATCTGAAAACCTTTGTCTGAATTCCAAAAACTGTAAAACTACTTTCAAAAGAAGTGGTCAGGAGAATGAACAATTGGAATAGTTTTCCTGTTTCGGCTGTTAGCAGTTCAGCCTTTTAAATAAAAACTGATTAAGGAGGTGGAATTTATGGATACTTTTATTTTGGAAAAAGAAATTAAAAAAAAATATGAAGCAATTATATTTTCTACTTCTTTTTTAAGCAATATTTCTCAAAAAGGTGAAATTATGAAGATAGCTCAAAAAAATGAAATAAAGGGATGGGTTTTATTTGATCTATTGTTAGCAAACGGAAATTCTTTTAACAGATTTTTAGAAGTGGAATTTATAGAGAATAGAATAAAAAAAATATCTGTTCCAGTTAATGTAGATAAAGAAATAAAAGAGCAATCACTAGAATTTTATCATAAGAATATAGAAAAATTAGATTTTACTATTCTTCATCCAATATTAATAGAAAAGATAAGGAATAAAATATTATTTTAAATAATCTATAATAAAATTTCACACTTGATTAATACTCTTACATGATAAGGGTAGTAATGAGGTAAGCAAGGAGGTGTCACAGATGGCGTGAAAGAACATGAGTTAGCAAAAATAGATTATATAGATGGAATACCTGTAAAAGAAATAGCAGCTAAATATAATGTTACAGAAGCAGCAGTAAGAAAATGGAAGTCACGTCACAAGTGGGATGTCACAAAAGAAGTGTCACAAAAAGTGTCACAGCGTGACAATGTGACAACCAACAAAAGAAGTAAGATAGACTGGTTAAAGCTAGAGACAGAATATGTCACAGATATATCTGAAAAACCTGTCACACTCAAAGCGTTAAGTGAAAAGTATGAGGTCAGTTATAAAACTATAGAAGATTATTCAAGCAAGAATGATTGGAAAGAAAAAAGAAGAGAATATAAGGGAAATGTCAGTGAAAAAACTAAAGAAAAATTATCTGATGAAACCTCTGATGTAATGGCCGATATCCTAAACAACATCAATACAGCACTACTACAAGCTACAGAAGAACTAAATATCTACGAAGAGGTAAACGGCTTTGGAAAGCTAGTTAAACATGAGACTGAAACTGTAAGGACAAATAAACTTGGAACATTAGTAAAAGCTCTAACATCATTGCAAAAGATAGAGATAGAAAAGCAAAGGCTGGAGATTGAAAAGGAAAAAGTATATGGAATAGGAAATGGAGAAGGTAAGACTTCAGGCGATATAGAAAAAGCTAAAAGTATTCTAATTAAACTAAGAGGTAGCAATGAAGGCGATAGATAACCTTATAAGATTATTTAAAATAAATAACCATCCTGAATATGCAGAAAGTGATATATTCCAGAAGTTCATAGAAGAAAAGAAGGTAGAACATGAGCTTGAAGAAATGACACAGGATTTAGAAAATTATTCAGATGAAGATCTTTTAGAATTAGTTGAAGCTAATAATATTCTATGCCAGAACTCTTACTACTCATATTTCAAGCAAAGCTTTACAGCTAATAACCCTCTTGTCATTGGAGAACATATAGAACTTATCTGTGATGTTCTTACTTTAGCAGAAAGGGGCTTATTTAAAGATAAAGATACTAAAACAAGGATAGCTATATCAGTTCCACCTAGACATCTTAAAAGCACATCTATAACAAATTGTTTTCCTAGCTGGTTTATGGGAAAAGAGGACTGGCGGAATTGCATAGTAACAAGTTATGGAGATAATTTAGTTCAAAAAGCAGGGCAAAAGAATAGAGAAAAAATATTTGAGCTAGCAGGTCCATTATTTGGGGTTAAAGTTAGAACAGATGTATCTCAAAAATCTATGTGGGAATTAAAAGGTGGTGGAAGATTTAAGGGAGCTACCATAAGAGGGGGAGCAACAGGAGAAGGGGCTGAACTTCTTATAATAGATGATCCAGTAAAAAATAGAGAAGAAGCTAATTCAAAGACTGTTCAAGAAAGAAATTGGGATGAATACAATGATACTTATTTAACAAGAGTACATAATAACGGTATTATAATTCTAATAATGACAAGATGGCATAATAGTGACCTAAGAGGAAAAATTGAAGAAGCTGAAAAACATTTGAAATGGCTAAAACTAGACTTAATGGCTATATGTGAAACTGAAGAAGAAACAACCTTAGACCCATTAGGTAGAGAAATAGGACGAGCTCTATACCCACAAAAGTATAATGAGAAATGTTTTGAGCCTTTTAAAGCTAATCCTAGAACATGGTGGAGCTTATATAAGCAAAAACCACAAGTTGATAGCGGAGAATATTTCCAAAGAAATTATTTTAGATACTTTGAATGGGATAATAACTTTGTGTATTTGTATGATGAAACAGGAATAAAGAAGTTCCTTCATGATAGTTGCTATGTATTTCAAGCTATAGACACAGCTCAAAAAGATGGGAAATCAAATGATGAAACTGTTATCTTAACTGTTATAGTAACACCTGAAAAGGATTTACTAATAGTTGATTGTTATCATGGAAGAATAAAAGTTCCAGAACAAGAAAAGATGATTGATAAATATTGGAATAAATGGACTTGTAGTTTCCAAGCTATAGAAGATAAACAATCAGGAACAGGAATAATTCAAAAACTTGTATCACAGGGTAGACCTATAGAAACTCTTAAAGCTGTAGGAGATAAGATAGAAAGAGCAACAACAGCAATTTTGTATTATGCAAATTCTAAAATATATCATCTTAAAAATGCTGAATGGCTAGGAAGCCTTGAAAATCAATTATTGGAATTTCCAAATGCAAAACATGATGATATAGTAGATTGCGTTTCATACGCTGCTTTAGTTGTAGCTGATAGAAGTAAGAAATCTAGTATAGGAGGTGAATAGGTGAGTAAAAAGAATAAAAAACAAAATTTTCTACAAAGTGATAATTCAAATTCTACTAAAGGAGATACAATCCTTGACCCAGTAGCATCACAAGTAGTAGGGGAAGAACGGAGATTACAACAAAAAGAAATAGATGTTATGCACAATGACTATGCTTTTTGTAAAAGAATATTGAGAGAAATTGCTGGAGCTAGTTTAAAATCTGGCTTTATTGTTAAGAGTGGCAATGAAGAACTTGATTTAAAAGTAATGAAGAGATTTACAGAACTGGAATGTAGTGATTATATAGTTGAGCTTCTTATAAATGGATTAAAAGATGGAATTTGTTTTATGTTTCCAATAATAGAAGGGCCTAATTTAGAAACTGGGAAAGAACTTGATTTAAGAAAGATAAACAGAATAAGAGATATTAATTTGTTCTATGCCAGAGATATAAACCAAATTCAAAGACAAATGGATAAGACAATTGAAAGATATGGAGAATGTAAGAATATAGATTTTAAAAATTCTTATGGTAAAGTTCAAAATGTAAAAATAGATTCTTCATGGATAATAACGTATGAACCTTATCCAAGAGTCGATAAGTACACGCCTTTATCATCAGAGTATGGAGATTCCTTCTATAAAGCTTTATGGGATTTGTTAATAGTTAAAGATAACGGAATATGGAGCGTAGGTCAGTTAGCTTATGCTATGTTACTAAAAAAATTAAAAATAGGAGATCAAACTAAATTAGATTCCATTTTAAATAGGATAGGAAAAGATAAATACCAAGTAAAAAAAGAAATGGAAATAAACACGAGTACTCTTATAACTTTAGGAAAAGATGATGACTTGCAAGCTGTAGGTTTTACGCAAGGTTTAAATATAAAGGACTTAAAAGATTATATTTACAATGAATTGTCAGCAGCGTTAGGAATACCAATGTCAAAGCTTGTAGGAAGTTCTCAGGGAGCTTTAGCAAGTGCAAAAGAAGATTCTAATAGATGGTATGAGTATATAGAAGCCTTTCAGAAAGATAACTTAGATGAGATATTGCGAAAGGTTATAAAACTACTCTATGCAGAACAAAAAAAATATGACATTGAATTTGAGTTAGAATTTAACTCTATAAGAGCTGTTGATGAAAAAGAGAAAGCAGAAATAGAAAAAATAGAGGCTGAAACATTAAAAATTAATGTAGAAGCATTAATTCAAATGCAAAAAATGATAGAAGGTTTTGAAATAGATAAAGCTACATTAGAATCTCTTAAAGATTCATTGCTCAATAAAATTAAAGATTTGAGTATATAGAGGTGAAATATGAAAGATAATTTCCCCTTTCAAATAGAACTTGCATATTCTAAAGTTTTAAAAAAGTTAGTAACAGAAATAGAGGATAAATTCAAAGAAATCTTTTTAAAAGGTAAGACTAATAGTATAACAACACAAAAAATAAAACTAAATACAAATGATGATAAAGAAAAAGAGTTCCTAGAATATTTTGAGGAACTTTTAACAACAGAATATACCTTTGATTTATGTATAGATTACATACTAGAAACAGTTGAATATTCTATAAATACAGTCAATTCATCGGTTTCTGAAATACTAGGAGTAGCTTTTAAAGAACAGCCTTATTACAATGAGGAAATTATAAAAAATCTATTAGAAGAAAATATAAAGCTGATTAAAGCAGAGCCTACTAAATATCTTAGAACATATGATAAACAAGTAGCTAAACTTGTAAAAGAAAAAATAGAAGAGGGCTTAACTTTAGATGATTTAGTACAAGCAATAAAAAATACAACTGGAATAGAAAAGAACAGAGCTGCTTTAATAGCGGCAGATCAAGTTGGTAATGTATTTGCAGAATCAACTAAAGCACAATTTAAGGGAATAGGATTAAAAAAATTCATTTGGGTAACAGCAGGAGATGCAAGAGTAAGACCAACTCATGCTGAAAGAAATGGAAACATTTATGAATGGGATAACCCACCAGATGGGGAGATACCAGGTAGACCGATAAGGTGTAGATGCACAGCAGATATAGTTGAATCAGAAGTATTGATGTTAGCAGCATAAAAGGAGGTGATAAAGGTTGAGTATGCTAAAGAAAAATGCAATGTTTCAGGTCCAAAAAACCAATGAAACAACAGAAGGATTTTTAAAAGTTACTGGTTATATTTCTGAAGCTGATAAGGTCATGGAATATGTAGATTGGTGGAATGAAACTGTAACAAGGGAGATTATACCAATAGAAGAGCTTGAAAAGGTTATTCCGCAAACCAATGGACTTATAATGACTGATTTACACCCTTGGGAATTTATTGATGCTAAAAATGCTAAAGAATATATAAGAGGGTATGTTACTAATGTCTATGGAATAGAAGAAAATAAACTAAAAGTAGATTTGTTAGTAATAGATTCTGATTTAATAAATGATATCAGAAGCGGAAAGAAAAATCAATTCAGCATAGGTTATTGGTGTGAAATGCTTAAAGAAAGTGGATATACAGTTTCAGGTGAAAGTTATGATTACAAGCAAGTAAATTTAACACTTAATCATGTAGCTTTAGTACCACAAGGAAGAGCAGGGGAAGAAGTTGGAGTAATAACAATGAACTCTGAAGATGAGAACATAAGTTATCAAAAAGGAATGTATAAAAAACAAAATACAAGAGGAGGAAAAATGGCAATAAAATACAACGGAAAAGAGATGGAAGCACACGAACTGCACTCTGAATTAATATTAAGAGATTCACAATTGACAGCAGTTAAAAATGAGAAAGGAACTTTAGAAGGTAAATTAGCAGCTAAAGAAGTTGAACTTCAAGAAGCAAACGCAAAATTAAATGGGTTTGAAGAAAGAATAAAAAATGAAGTAGCAACAAAAATAAATGCTATTTCTGAAGTTTCTAAATTAACAGGAGAAAATCCAGATGAACTTGTTAAACTAAATACAATGGAACTTAAAAAGAAAGTTATAAATAAAGCTTTTTCAGGTATGGATCTTGAAAATAAAGAAGATTCTTATATAAATGGAGTATATGAGGCATCAGTTGCTAAATTAAATTCTTCTCTTCCAGCAATAACAGAAGGAGAAGGAAAAAAAGAAAAAGAAAATGGAATGGATAAATTAAAAAAAGCAGTAGAAAATATGGGAGGTGCTAAATAATGGAAGTTAGAAAAGATGGAATGTTAGCTAAAACACTATCTACATATGACCAATTCGGATATTTTTATAATGAAGAAGTAATTCCATTTGGAGCTGGAGTTATGAGAGGAACAGATAAAGAAACTCAATGTAAATTAATGGTAACAGGAGGCTCATTTTTAGGTATTGCTGCGTATAGAGGTGTAAACGTAACTGATGCAAGAGAATACCCAATTAAGTCAACTGTTGAAGTAATAACAAAAGGACATGTTTGGGTAAAGGCTGCCTCTACTGTTGTTGCTGGAGATAAAGCAGCATGTGGAGAAAATGGAAAGTTTGCAAAGACAGGAACAACAAATTATGATGATATAGATGGAGTTTTTGAAACTTCTGCTAATTCTGGTGAATACGCTATATTATGGTTAAAATAAGGAGGAATAGATGAAAGATATTGGAAATCAACAAATTAAAACAAATGCTATGGGGGTTCCTGTAGATGGAATAAGAGATGTTTACGCTGGAGCGCTGGCTGATGTAATAGAAGCTAAAAGAACACCATTAGAAGCAAGAGAAATAATTCCAAGAATTACAAATTTAGATGGAGTCGACATCTCAACAAGACACATAACTTATACAAGATATACATTTGATGGGAAAGCAATTATAACTGATTTGAAACCTAAGACAGTACCAACTGTTATTGGAGATGCAAAGCCAGAAACATTCCCATTAAAATGGATTTCTGTTGGAGTAGAAACAGATGTAAATGAGTTAGATGATATAAGAACTGGTAAAGTATACCCATTAAATAGAACTGAAAAAGCTTTCAGAATAGTAGCTGAAACAGAAAATAATTTTCTATTAAATGGATTTAATGCTTTAGGAATAGAAGGTATCAATAATCAAACTGCTGGAATTAATACAGTAGCTGCTACAGCTCAATGGTCAACTGCCACAGGATCACAAATTGTGGAAGATATTAGAAAAATGAAAGAAGCTATGGAAACTGGGAAAAAATTTGTCGCTAGAACTTTAAACTTGCCACAAAAATTAGACTTTATATTGGATAAACCATATACAGATAAAGATGGAAAAGAGATATCTGATGCTAAGTCTATAAGAGAAGTATTAGAGGGTAAAAAATACTTTGAAAGAATTAAATCTGTAATAGGAATAGATACTCCTATTGGATTAGATGATATTCCAAGCAATATGGGATTTGTTGCTGTACAAGATATTACAATTGGAGAGGAATACATGGAAGGTAGAAGTAGAATAACACCAATCGAAGAAAAAATATCTCCATTCGTAGTATTAGAACCAGAAGCAATAGTAAAATTAACAGGAGCAACAGCGTAGGAGGAAATAATGAAAATAAAATTTGAAAATAATAGCAATAGCAAGATGTGGATTTCTGATTTTTGTTTTATACCAGGGACATCAATCGCAGATGTAACATCAACTCAAAAGGAAGAAATTGAAAGAATTATAAAAAATAACAATTCTATAGCAAAAGCAATTAAAGAGAAATTGTTAAAAATTGAATTTGCTGAAAGCTTTGAAGAAAAAGAAAGTAAAAAAGATAAAAAAAATGATTACTAGGAGGTAAAAATGTCTTTATCACCAATAACAACTGTTGAAAAAATAAAAAAAACATACAGAGAAGTAGATGAAGAAACGGAAGATATTATTCAACTTCAGATGGAATATGCAGCTCTTTTGGTTGATAAAGACATCAAAAACGGAGCTTTAGATGCTGAATATAGAGAGATGGCAGAAACATATATGACTTGCCATCTCCTCTATATGAATTATCTAAAAACTTCTGAAGATAAAATATCAGATACACAGGATAAAAAGCTTACTCCTAAAATGGGTACTGGATTGCAAGGAAGTCCATATGGACAAATGTATTTATCGTTTTACAGTATGACAGGAGCAGTTGATGATCATAGGCCTGTAAGTGGGGTAGGATTCTTATCATGAAATTCAAAGTAACAACTAAAGAAACTCAACTAGGAAAAGCTTTAAAAAAGCTCCACAATGAGGGAAATGTTTCTTTCAAAGTTGGGGTTTTTGGAAGTGATAACAAAATGGTGGATAAAAAAGGGAAGAAAAAAAATATGGTGATGATTGGGGCTGTCCATGAATTTGGAACAAGTAAAATACCAGCTAGAAGATGGTTAAGCTTAGCATTTACAAGAAATGAAAAGTTTTACAAGGAATTAATTAAGACAAATCTTAAAAAAATAGCTGAAGGTAAAATGTCTATTGAGAAAAGCAATGATATTATAGCCATTACACTAGCAAGTAGGACAAAAGCTGAATTAGGTAAAGATATGCCACCACCTCTTAAATATAGAAATGGAACACCATTAGTAGATAGTGGAGATTTAAGAAGGAGTATAGGAACTAAAATAGTTACCAACAAAGGTGTTTCAGAAACTAAAAAGTATGGTGATGACCAATGAAAACATTCAATCATTCTCATATAGTTAATAAATATTCTAAGGAATTTACCTTTACAAGAAATAATAAAGGTGAAATAGTTGACGGAGTTCCTAAAATTAATAAAGAAACTTTTATAGGAAAGGCAGCAGTATTGCAACTAAATCCACTACAATTACAAGATATGAGCGATTATATAATAAGTGATAAGGCAGCTTATTTTTCTAAAAAACAAGGTTATATTCCTAAAATAGGAGATACATTTGTCTTGAATGGAAATAAATATATACTCCATAAACCTCTAGACAATGAATATTTAAGTGACTATATAAGATTTATAGCAAGGAGGGATATTGTTGGTGACAGCGATTAAAAAAGATTTGATTTCTTTTTGGTATAAATATCTAAGTGACAGGACATCTTATCCTTGCTTTTTAGATACTGTGGAGTTGTCAGATGAAGATATAAAGGGTTATGGTGGTTATCCTATAATAAAGTTCAATGTAATTGAAGTAGACAGCACAAACGAAGGAATATTGTCTACATCTAAAGACATTGGAGAAATAGAAGAAACATACAATTTTCAAGCTAGATATATGTTGGAATTTAATGTTTATTCAAGAGGGAATAAGCCAGCAAATGTGGATAAACTTCTATATGAACTATCTAATAGCAATATATTTTCAAGGTATGCCAACAGTATAGATAAAACAGATTTAACATTTAAAGACTTAGTTCTAAGAGATAAAATGAATATTATAAATGTAAATGAATTTTTACAAGACCAGCCAGTAACAAGATATAGATATCAACAAAACTTTTTAGCTGAGGTAAGAAAACAATATATTGTACCTAAAGCTAAAATAGAAACAATAGAGGAGGTAAAAGAGTGAAACTGATAAATTCAAATATATTATCAGATACAAAAGGGATAACACCTATAGACTTCGGAAGAACTTTGATAGTATCTACTGAAAAGAAATTAGATTATCAGACAGTAACAGCAGCAGCAGAGATTCTAGGGGCTACAGCTTCTGATAAAGTATATAGAAAAGTCGAAACATTTTTCAGCGGTTCTAGTAGAGTAGATTCTGTAGATGTAGTTGGAGAGACAGCAGATGTTTTAACTGATGGAGCAACTTTAAAATCATTTCTTGATGAAGTTAAAGCAAAGAATACAGATGTGGATACTTTGTTTATAATGCTTGATAAATTCGATTCTACATTAACACCTGCATTATGTGAATGGGGGTTAGCAAATTATAAATTCCCAGTATATACAACAACTATAACAGAAGATATAGATACAGTAACAGCCTTAGCAAAAAGTTTTAATTCAGAAGTAATAGCTTTTGATGGAGATGAAAACTTAGATGCTAGAGTTTTAGGGTTTATGACAACTACAGTTCCAGGATATTTACCATGGAGCTGGAGAGAACTACAAGGAGTAACAGTTAATCCAAGATTAGCAACAGATCAACAAAAGCTCCTTGCTGCTAATATAAACTTTATAAACCAAGAAAGAAGAGGGTTAAATGTTTTGATACCTGGTAAAACAACTTTTGGAGAATTTATAAAAAATGAATGGGGCAAAGCAAATATGAATGATGATATGCACATTGCAGTTTGCAACCTATTGAAATCAAATGATCCATTAGCACATCCAGGGGCTGACTTATCAGCAGCCAGCAGAATAGACCAAGCTATTTTCTCTGTAATAATAGATTATGCAGGTAGCGACAGAAAGTTCATAGCTACTTGGTCAGAAGAAGAAGTAACAGCTGGAAAAACAACTAGAAGAGCAGGAGATCCTAAAGGATGGGCAAGAACTAAAACTGAATATATGGAAAATGATATAAAAGAAGGTAAATTTGTAGTTGAATGGGCAGCAATGCCAAGAGGTGAATGTTTGAGAGGGGAAATAAAAGGACTTTTATCATTTAATATGGATGCAATAACGGCAGGTGAGGAATAATATGTATGATGCAAATAGAGATTTTTTAACGATTGATGGAACAGACTTTTCTGGAATATTTGATGGTGAAGGGTCTTTCACTACATCAAGAAGTGGTGATTCAGTTGGGTTCAGAACAGATTCGTCTGGTAAATTAATAACATGGAAAAATACTGATAATACAATAACTGGAACAATAACATTAAGAGCAGATGCTAAAACTGCTTTAAAAAAGTTAAGACAATTAATGAATACTTATAAACAATTCAGTATCACAAGAGACAATAGAAATCCAGGAGGACAAAAAACTTCTTATATAAACTGTTACATAACAAATGATGGAGAAGAAACAAAAAATTCATCTGGTGAACCAACAGCAAGAACTTTTAGCTTTATTGGGGAAAATAAAATTACTGAGGAAGGTGTATATTAATGGAAAATATAAAGGAAGAAGAAAAAGTATTAGATTACAAGGATTACACTCCTATAAAAATTGATGATGATCTAGATTATGATGAAGTTGTTTTAGAAGATGTGAAAGGCACTAAATTTAAATTTAAGTTCAGAAAACCTAATACATCAGAGCTTATCAGAGTAAGAAGAGAAGGAACTATATTAAAAAATGATGATTCAGGTCGTGGTTTTACTGTACTGGCAATCGAAAAAATGTTTGATGTAATAGCTAGAGACTTTGATTGTTTACCAAAAGACATAACAGCAGACATATTGACAGAAGAATCTGTAAATCTCCTTGTAGATAAATTTTGTAGCAGGGTTTAGGCTAGATGAAAAGGGCTGTATAGACTGCAACAGTTATAAATTAACTGATTTTGAATATATAGCCCATACAATAGCCTATCATTTCCACCTAAACCCTTGGGAAGTTCTAACATGGAATTGTGAGAAGTTATTCAAAACTTACAGTGTTATTCCTAAAAATAGAACAAGAAAATAAAAAAACCTGTACATTGGCAATTGAATACTGAGGGATAAAATAAGGAAGTAAACTTATTCATTTTTATTATGCAAAAGGAGTGATGTCAATGAGATTAAACCCTGATTGTATAAGAGATATACTAATTAGTTTTAATGATAAAATTGATTTAAGTATACCTTATATAGTAAAAGAGATAAACTGTAAAGATATTTGTGATAACTATTCTTCTAAAGAACTCTGTTATCATGTGAAGCAATGTTTATATAATAATTTCCTTACTGGAACAGAAAAAGGAAATTGTATTGAAATAAAAACAATTTCTCCGCTAGGTCATGATTTTTTATCTTATTTTTATAATGAAAAAGATTGGATAGAAATCAATAAAATTGCTGATAAAGTAGGGTCACATTCTCTAGAAGTTTTAAAACAAATATCTATTCTCAGAAGATAAAAGAAATAGAAATAAAAATAGCAAAGGAGGAATAGAATGAAATATCATTTTCCTGATGGAGAAATAGCAACAAAAGAAGAAAGAATAGAACATTTAAAAAAATTATCTAAAGATTTAAGGGAGCAACTATTTGAAAAACCAAAAACATTGCTCCCTGATGAAATAGAATACTTTATTTCTATTTTTAAAGCCGAATTAGAACATTTGTATAAGAATTAAAAGGAGGCAATAAGATGAAAAACTTTTTATGGACTTATGGACCAAGTATTATTGCAACAATTGCACTAATAATTTCCATATTAAAATAAGTTCCTTAAAACCAAAAATTAATTTAAATGGAGGTAGCAAGATGCCAAGAATAAACTTTAAAGAAATAGATGAAATTTCAGAAGAAATAATGAAACTCTTAGAAGAAAGAGGAATTAGATATGAAGAATTTCAAATGGTAGTAGAATTGTTAGTTTTAAAAACTAAACACAAAGAAGATTATACTATAAATAGGTGGTAGCAAAGCTATCACTTTATAAGGATTAGTAGGAGGTGAAAATAATGTGGAAAAATGAAAAAAAGTTTAAAAAAATAACTGATCTTAGTGAGAAATTTATTCAAGAAATGAAAATAGAGGGTTTGAATTATGATGAAATGGTAGTTTTATTGAAGAAGGTAGAAAACGAGTATGGTTATATCTGTAAGAAATAACTAATAGTTGAGAGGGGATTTCGTTTTAATAGTTAGATTCTATATAAGTTTTAAAAAATTCATATTCATCATCAGTAAAATTTTTAGTATGCGCCTCTTCAAAAACAATTGCAATATTTTCAAGTAAAGTTTTGTCATAATAGTAACTAAAAGATAAATCATGTTTAGCTTTAAATTTTTCTAAGTAATCAATGACATATTTTTCTTGAGCTTCATCTAGATATTCACGCAAAGAAAATTTATCTTTTTCATCTTCAGGGACTGAAAAATTTTCAACTAATTCTTTCATCATGTTATAACAAATTTCATTTGGATTTTCAGCATGTACGTTTACTATTTCCACACCTTCAATGGTTGTAAAAGATATTCTTTTAAATCTTGAATATTCTTGAAATTCCCTATAGTTTTTTATTTTTTCATTAGTGAGTGTTTGCAAAAATTTGTCGTAATACATTAATCTCCTTACCCCTCTCATTAAACATTATAACTTTTTAAAAGTATAAAATCAAATTTCAATTCTTTTCTCCTAAAAATAAAAGAAGCCCCGAAGGGCTGAGGTAGACTAGAGGACTAAAATGATTACAATTAAAGCAACAACTATAATCAAGAGAATTGCAACTAAGGTACCTCCCTCGATCATATTATTACTAAAATTAAATTCAAATTTAATCATAGTAAACCTCCTTTAGATAGTTAATCTACTACTTACAAGAAACGTGACTAACTTATAAGTATGAGAAAGGCTCCCTCAAAGAGAGAGCCAAACTCATCACGTTTTATTAACTATCTAAAGTGCCCCTAGAGGACTTCTAACTTAATTATAGCACAAATATACAAAAAGTCAAAAAGTATAATATGTTATTATTAAATAAAAAATAAAAAAAAGCTTGACTTTTGTACGTAATTAATATATAACATATGTACGGACATAAGTGAGGTGATGGAATGAGTCCAAGAACTGGGAGACCTACTGATAACCCTAAGAATATTAGACTTGAAATTCGATTAAATGAAGAACAAAACAAAATTTTAAAGGAATGTTGTGATAAATTAGGCATGACTAAAACAAATGTTCTTATAAAAGGGTTAGAAGAGGTTTACAAAAATATAAAAAAATAGAGTGTTGCCAACTCGACAAAGACAACAACACTCTACTGTGTCAGAAAGAATTCTGATAAATCTATTATATCAGTTTTCCTTCTGAAATTCAAGGAGGAGAATATTATGAAACTTAAAAAATGTGAGAAAGGTTATTTAGTTCATATCAATGGTCTAAGTGATACAATCATTGTCAAATCTTGGTCTGAAGCTTTAGAAATAGCTTGGAGACTAGGAGGCGGTAAAGTATGAATGAAATCTTAGAGTATGATGAAAAGATAGGGTATTACATAACCAGTAGAACTATAGCTGAAGGGATAGGAAAAGATCATAGCAAAGTTATTAGGACTATTGAGAAGATTTTAACCAAGCCAAATGTGGCTCCGTTGTTTATTCTTAGTGAATACCTAGATAAAAAAGGAGAAGAAAGAAAAGAATACAAACTCACAAAAGATGGTTTTACTTTGTATATGTTCCATGTTCAAGGTTTTACAGAATTTAAAATGGCATATATAAATAGGTTTAATGAAATGGAAAGTTTTATCAAAGAAGCTCATACTAAGTTGAAAGAAATAACAATTGATGGTAAGTTCGACTGGATGATTAAGAGAATGAGAGATAGAATAGATAAAGCAGAGTATATAGAAAACCAGATAGCTTACTTATTCGACCTGTTGAAAGAAGAATATACCAAGATAATGTTAGATTCAGAATGTAAGACAAAATCAGCAGCAACATTCTTTCATGATTTCAAGACACCGGAGAAATATGATGCTTCAAAAGAGCCTTTACCTGTAATTGTGGAACTGGAAATCGAAAAAGAAAACTTAGATAAAATTAATGAGTTAGGTTTAGATAAAGATAAAGTTTTAGAAAATGCAGTAAAAATTTTAGGTCAACAAAAACTGTCAAACAAAGAATAAAATCATTCCCCTAGTATTTCTACTGGGGGATTTCGATTAATAAAATGCCTTGAATTTTTATATAGTATGAGGTAAAATTATAATATACAAATTGCATAAAAGGAGAGATTTTATGAAGAAATTAATTTTGTTTATGGCTTTAGTTTCAATTTTAACAGGATGCAATCCTATTAAATCTGATGAAATTATATCAGAAATCAGCAACCCGTTTAAAGAATATAAGATAATAGAACCTGAAGTAGTTAAAACGCTAGAAGATGGGATAATGAACGCCGAAATTACAAGTAAGAGTTTGGAAAGAACAGGAACATCAGCTCATGTCATAAGTATGATAAAAACAGGAAGTTACGCAACTGGTGAAATTAAGATATTGGGTGAAATTTCGCCAGAAAAATTAGAAAAAATGAATGAAAAAAGAAGTGAAAAAAGAAAATTAAATGGGTTGGTTTCATATACTTGTGTTTATGAATACAGCTATACTACCAACAGTTATATGTGGACTAGTGATTTCAAATTAAAATATGAATAGGAAGTGAATTATGAAATTTAAAGTTAAAGTGGATTTAAGTATGATGGATGTATTCGGAAACGCATTAGCCATGTCACTTGGATTTGGAATTGTGGGAGTTATCATAGCTAGTATTATAGGAGCGGTTTCAAATAGTGATGAATTAGTATATTTATTTTTAATGTTATATTTGATTATAATATTAGCTGTAATATTTTCATCTGTTTTAAAAACAACGCTCAATAATACAGTTATTGGAAGCTCAAATGAAGAAACTAAAACAGAGAAACTCTTAAAAGAAGTATTAGAAGAACTTAGAGAATTGAAAAATAACCAAAATAAAGAATAAATAATTTGTTTTATCCCTCAGTATTCAATTTCTGGGGGATTTTTTTATACAAAAATTTAAAAAAGGAGGAACTATGGCTGGTAAAATAGCAGGAATGTTTTTTGAAATAGATTATAAAGTTAATCCAGAAGGTGTAGTAAAAGGGAAGGTAGAATTTCAAAAGTTTGGAAAAGAAGCTAAGAAAGCTTCAGAGGAAATAAATTTTGTTGAAAAGGGAATGGGTAATTTAATCGGCAAGGCTGCTGGAATAGTAAGCGTTGGATATGCTTTTAAGAAAACATCAGATTTCATAGGTCAGTCAGTTGCAACTTATGTAGAATTTGATGATTCTTTAAGAAAAACAGGGTCTAAACTTAATTTAACTAATTTTGAAATGAAAAGTTTAGCTAAAAGTACTGGTGAAGTAGCTTTACAATTCAACACTACAGGAAAAGCAGTTTCGGATGCTCAAGAATACTTAGCGTTAGCTGGATATAATTTAAAAGAGATACAAGCGGCTAGTGGAACTGTTGTAGCAGCCCAAAGGGCAACTGGTGAATCTATGCAACTTGTATCAGATATAGCAACAGATACAGCCTCATCTTATGGTTATATGGCTGATGAGTTGAATTTTGTAACAGATAGAATGGTATATACTACAACAGCTTTTAATACTAACTTTGCACAAATGGGTGATGCCATGAAATATGTTGCACCAGTTGCAAAAAATGCAGGGATAGAGTTTGCTGATTTGAATGCTTATATAGGAGTTGCAGCTAATAGTGGTATAAAAGCAAGTCAAGCAGGAACAGCATTAAGAGCCATGTTTTTAAAAATACAAGCTCCAGTAGGCAAGGCTGCCAAACTAATAAAAAGAAATAATATTGAACTATATGACAGTAACGGAAAATTCAAAGGCGTAAATAATGTACTAGGGCAAATGGAAAAGAAAATGGGAACAATGACAGAGAAACAAAAAGCGTTTTTCATGCAACAAGTTTTCGGAACAGAGGCAATGTCAACAGCAAATATTATTTTCAAAGAAGGAATTGACAATGTAATAGCTTATGGTGATGCAATAGATGGAGCAACTGGGAAAACAGCAGCTATGGCTAAATACATGGATGCCGATATAGGAGGGTTGACTCGTTCACTCAAAAGTGAAGAGGATGCTATAAAAAGAACATTAGGTGACGCATTTGAACCTGTAGCATGGAAATTCGTTGAGATTTTGAGAGATGGAACGAAAGGTATAAGGGAAGGTTTGGAAAAAGAAGAAACCAAAAGTACAATTACAAAAATTGGATTAGGTGCATTTGAAATGGCTATTGATGATTTTGAAAGTGTTGGAAATGGGATTAAATATGTCGGAAAGGTTATTGATACAGTGACTTTGGGAGTGGCAGGAAAATCAATGCAATTTTTAAAAAGCAATCCAAGCCTTTTAGTTGGAAGGTATGCAGATATGTATAGCGTTGGAGAAAAGGAGTTATTAGCACAAACGAAGCAAAGAGAATACCTCGCTAGCTCTGTTGATAGATACAATATGTTTTATGAACCATCAAATCGTAAAGTTGAATATTTAACTAATTCTCTTTTGGCAAACGGAGGTTTTTTATCGAAAGAAGAAAGAAACAGGACAGAAGAAAAATTTGGGTATCTCAGCCTTTCTCATGAAGGAGTACAAGAAAGAATAGATAGAACATATTATGGAACAAAAGAAAAACCAGTAGTTAATTTTACTCTTCAAATAAGCGGAGGAGAATTTAAAGACAAAGAAAATATTGAACTACTTTCAAAAACTATGGAAGAAAAGTTTCAAGAAATGATAGATACTAGCTGGAATAAAAAGCTTTCAATGGAAGATTTATTAATAAATGGGAGGTAACACATGGTAAAAATCAAAGATACTATATTCTATAATTCACCAATACCGCCATCTTTTACCTCATATTCTCCCAGTGAAATCATGGAAGATAAGACAGTAGCAACAGATAATAATACTCTTAATCCTGTAGAATTTAACTTTGAGATTTATTACAAGATACAAACAGAAGGAGAAGACCCAAGAGAAAAAAGAAAGTTTCTTGAAGATATTTTCTATAGCCCTGAAAATCTTGTAACAGTAGAGGACTTACAAGAAGGAATAATCTATGAAAATATGATGTTGCAAAGATTGACAGACTGGGAAACATTTGAAGATGGATTTATAGTTAAAATTGGATTTAAACAAGCCCTATTGACCCAAAAAGCAGAGGCAGGACAGACATCCGAAGCTAAACAGCAAAGAAATATGAAGTATGTAGAAAAGCCATTAAAAACAGTTACAGTAGGTTCTGCCTTTCTTCCTGATATGACATTAGGAGCTTTAGAAGGTATGGGAATAAAAACAGATACAAATGGCTTATTTAACCTAGAATGTCTTGATTTTGGAAATTTAGAAAATATAAAAAATAATATATCAGAGAGTATATTAACACCATTAGGGGATAAATTTTTAAACTTTAGTATTTTAGTTGATGGAACATTAGAAATTTTAGATGGAGCAGGGCAATATTTAGCAGCAGGGCAAAACCTTTTAGGGAATGTAGAACTGTTAGCAAATATGATACCTGGTGTAGATTTTAGTTTAAAACTGCTTCCAATGACAGAGAAGGCAATTGATGCTTACTTTGATATCTTTAGTTTAGGGAAAGACTGGCAAATGGTAGTAGGAGAAATAAAAGGAGGGTTAGAACAGCTTGGCAACTAATTTTATTCCAGATGTGGAAATAAGAATAAATGATAAAGTATATACAAACTTTAATAATACAATAAGTTTTTCTGTAAGAAGAAATTCCAAAACTGAATCTAACACTGCTTTAGTAAATATAAGCTATTTAAATAAGAATACTAAATCTATGCTTATAAAATTAGCGGATGTTCCTGAAGGGAAAACACCAGCTAAAATAACAATAATGGCAGGATATAAAACAGATGCAAAAGGGATAATCTTTTATGGGGAAATAGACAAAGCAGAAGAAAACAGCAGTGATGGAGTTGAATTGACTTGTACTGAAGGGAATAGAGGATGGTCAAGTGAGGTAGTAAATAAAAATTTTGCTCCTGGAACTTCATTGAAAGAAATAGTAAAAAATATAATGGTATCTAGTAGTTTTGGATTAGGAGTTATAAATTGCAAAGACTATGTATATACTAGAGGATTTAATGCACAGGGAACTTTAAAATCGGAACTTAGCAAATTAGCTTTACAGGTAAATGCACAAGTTTCAATCAATAAGAGTAAGATCTTCTTTGTAAAGAAAGGATATGAAAACCTTACAACAGAGATATCAGCGAATACAGGGCTTAAAAGTATTAGAAAAACTAAGAAAGGATATATCTTTGTAACTTATTTGAATAATATTTTACAGGAGAATATGAAACTTAAAGTAAAAAAACATGATGGTGAAATAATAGAAACTACAATAACAGCAGTTGGCCATTACTACAGCAGATTAAAATTTGAAACTGAAATAGAATGCTTTAACTATGATGATGAATATGAGGATGATGACTATGGCTACTAAGAATGAAAGTAATCCTACAACTTTAAATGAAATATTGGATAATTGGCAATTAGTTACATTAAATAATATACATACAACTATACCAGGAACTATATTATCATTTGATCCAGTTAAAATGGAAGCTTCTGTTTTGCCATTAGCTAGACCAGTCATAGCAGGGCAAGAAGTTCAACCACAACCTATAGATAGATGTCCAGTATGTTTCTTAAATGATTCTACTTTTGCAGTAAGGCATCCACTCCAAAAAGGAGATTTGGTAGTAATAGGCTTCTCTGAAGTAAGCTTAGAAAAAATATTAACTACAAAAAAGCCAGAAAGTGTAACAAAAAATGGAAAGTTTAATATGAGTGATGGAATAATAATTGGAACTATAGATGGAGAATATGACAAGATGCCTTCTGATAATGCTGCTGATTTATTGATAATAAACAAGAAAACAGGTCATAAAATAGTATTTAAAGTAGATGGAAGCATAGACACTACAGTTGAGATTATAACAGCTTTAAATGCTACATCTATAAAAGCACCTAATGCTGTAATAGAATGTAAAACTGTAATAGCATCTGAAAAAGTAGAAGCTCCAATGGTAAATGGAACAACAGATGTAACTTTTGCAGGAGTATCAGGGAAAGGACATACACATAGTTATAGACCAGGAGATGGAAGCCCTACTAATACAGGAGCTCCTAAATAAAGAGGTGAGAAATGGCGTTAAAATTAAATTTAAATACAAGAGATTTAGAATTTGACAATTCCATGCACCTTAAAATAGCGAATAAAACTGAGGATGTTCAGCAAAGGCTGATACTCAAAACTGAATTAATGAAAGGTGAATGGTTTTTAGATAAAAATGAGGGTATTCCTTGGAAAGAAATATTTTCAGAAACAGGAGAAGATCAAATAAGGATGGCAAAAACTGCTATAAGAGATATGCTCAATAATGATAAAGGAGTAATTGAAATAAAAGAATTAAACATTTATCAAGATTTAACAAAAAATTCTTTAAATATAAATTTTAAGGTTATAGCAACAGATGAGAATGAATACACTATAGAAGTGAGTAAAAGGGGGTAGTGATGCAATTTGGAGTTACAGAACAAGGATTTGTATTAAAAACCTATTCAGATATACTCAAAAGTATAGAAGAAAACTTAAAAACAAAGTTTGGTCAAGAATGGGAATTAAATCTTTATTCTCCAGAAGGGGCAATGTTGATGATAATATCAGATGAATTATCAAAGGCATGGGAAGGAGCAAAACAAGCATATTTTTCAGCTTATTTAGATTCATCAACTGGTATACAACTAGATTATCATGGGAAAGATGAAGAACCTCCAATTCCAAGAAGTCAAGGAAATTATTCAGTTACTACCCTTGAATTTGTAACAGATAGAGAAATGAGTATTCCTAAAAATACATTAGTAAAAAAAAGAGAGACAGAATTTACTTATATAACTACTCAAAACTTAATAATTGATAGTTCTTTTAAAGGACAAGTGCAAGCTATAGCAACAGAATATGGAAGTGACCATAATTCTATAATTGGAGAAATAACAGAGCTTGTTAATAATATAGTTGGTGTTGTATCTGTTTCTAATATAACTCCAGCTACTGGTGGAGATGGAATAGAAAAAGATATTTATTACAGAGAAAGGATTAGATCCAATAAAAAAAGCAAGGGAGGATCTACTGTTGATACAATAACAACAGAACTTTTAAAACTGACAGGGATAAACAATGTTTTAGTTTTAGAAAATACTAAAGATACTATTGATCCAAATGGAATAGAACCAGGGCATATAAGAGTTTATATAGATGGATTAGATTCAGAAGAAGTAGCAAAAACAATACATAAATTTAAAGCTGCTGGAATAGAAAGCGAAGGAGATAGAATATATGAAGTTGAAAATTCAGGAGGACAAGTTACAACAGAAAGATTTTATATGATGACTAAGGTACAATTCTATATAAAAATAAATATAACTGATACTGCTGCTGTTGGAACTGTAACAGAACAATTAAAAGCAGACATAAAGAATGTAATTATAGATTATATAGAATCTATTCAAAAGGGAGGAATGAAAAGTCAAGCAAGGAGAATAGTAGTGAACCAAATAGAATCTCGAGCATATAGCGTATCTAATAATATTTTGGAATTAAATGCTACTGTTGGTTTAAGCCCTAATCCTGTTGGAACTGCAAATGTAGATATTCCAATAGGAGAATATTATTACTGTGATGCAGATACAATTGAGGTGGTAGGATAATGCCAGTAAGTGATGTATTAAAGAAAATAGAAAAAGGGGAATTGGCTTATAAGCTGCCATCTTCATATAATATTAATAATAATATTATAGCTGCAATTATGGAAGCTATAACAGATGAATTAAATGAACTTTTTAAAGCTATAGAAGATACTGAAAAAGTAAAAGATATAGATTTTATTTTCGGAAAGTCTATTGATTATTATGGAGCTGACTATGAAGAATATAGGCAAGGAGATAATGATATTGATTATTTAAACAGAATAAGAAGTCTAAAATTAGCCTTTGGAAGTCTTGGAGATACAGATACTATAATAAGAGGCTTATCTGGTTATTTTAATTACGATTCTGAAAGAATAAATGTAAATAATGTAGGAACAAGAAAAATAGAAGTTGTCTATCCTACAGAATTGCAAGAAGAGAGCGTAAAAAAAATATTATTGAGGTTAAAAGCTGCTGGAATAAGATTTGAACTTACAAAAGATCAGTACTGGGAAGATTTTACATATGAACAATTAGAAGAAAAAACATATGAAGAACTAGAAAAATTAAGATATGAAAGAGGTGAAATTAATGCAAGGAGTATTTACTAAAATTCTTCAACTTTGGATTCCAAATAAAACAGATAAAGGTAGTGTAGTAACAGATGTTTTTGAACCTAACTTTACAAAACTAGACCAAAACGCTGAAACAACTAACAAGGCATTAACTGATTTAGGCAACAATAAACTAGACAAAGGTACTTACACAAAAACAGCTAGTGATTTAGACAATGATAAATATGACAAAACAGGTGGAATAATATCTGGTGCTGTAACTATAAATACAGAAGCAGGTTCAAATAATTCTAATATTTCTTTTAGAAACAGAAATATAGAAAGAGGATTTATTGGTAACATCGAAACAACAGATGTAAAGTCATTCCAGATAAAAAATACTCTTGCTGGTGATGGAATAATTTTATACGATGATGGAACAGCTTATTTTAAAATGAATAATTTAACAACATCTGTAAGAGAAGTAGGAGCTGCTATAAATTATTTAAATGCAGAAAATACAACAAATAAAAGTAACATAACAACTCTACAAAATAATTTAAACAACTTGACTACTACTGTAAATAATATAAAAGGTAGATGGAAAACTTTTACAGGGTCAAGTTCTGGAACTTTCGTTGATGATGGATGGCTATTTGGATTTGTAACAATTAGATTTAAGGATGAAAGAGGAACAAGTACCACAATTTCTATAACAAATACAACGGAAAATTTTGGAGTTTTTGAACAAGTCAATACAGCAGGAACTATCTATCATGATCTTTTAAATATATTTGGAACTACCAAAATATGGACTTATTCCGCAATAAAACAACAGGGAATATCAGCTGATTTATTCGCATCTAAATGCGTTTTATTTTATCCAGTTTAAACATAGAGAAAAAGGGAGGAAAAATGAAAATACACATTTACGCAATTAACGGAATTTATTTGGGAAACATAGAGGCAGAAGTGGAAGAATTTAAAAAAGAACCTAAAAAGTTTTTTCCAAATTGGGAAAAAGGAATGTTAGCCTTTACAGAAGATTACAGAGATATTATAGAGGTTGAAGATTAGTATCTATACTACGTTTTAAGTATGTTATAATGGAAATTATTCAGCTATAAAAATAATTTTTAAGGGGGGTAACGGTGTATAAATTTAGCAATAGAAGTTTAAACAATTTAAAAGGTGTTGATATGAAATTAGTGGACCTAATGACAGAAGTTTTACAAAAAAGTCCTTATGATTTTGGTATAGCTGAAGGACTAAGAACAATAGAAAAACAAAAAGAATATGTAAGAACAGGAAAATCACAGACTATGAATAGCTATCATTTAAAAGGTAAGGCTGTAGACATAAAAGTATATAAAGATGGAGAAGTAACATGGGATTTAAAATATTATAAAGAGATAGCCGATTTAGTAAAAAGAATAGCAGCAGAAAAAGGTTTAAAAATTACTTGGGGCGGAGATTGGAAAACTTTAGTTGATGGACCACATTTTCAAATAGAAAAATAAGGAGAGTGTTAAATGAATAGAGAGACTATATTTATTTGCGTTGCTATCTTGGTTGCTATAGTAATAACTATCTTATTATACAAATACAAGAAAGAAGCACTAATAGTGTCTGCTTATTACGTAGTAGTTCAAGCGGAAGAGCATTTTATATCAGGACAAGGAAGAGAGAAGCTTCAATTTGCTATAAGGGAATTAAAAAAGACTATTCCATGGTATATTTCTTGGCTAATATCGGAAACCTTTATTATGAATTTGATTGAAGATGTTTTAAAAGGATTGCAAGAGACATTTAAAAGTAGTAAAGAAAAACAACTTACTATAGTAAATAAAATACTTGAAACAGCAACTACAGGAGCTACAAAAGATATATTAAAAGTAGCTGGAGAAATGCAAAAAGATATAAATAGCAAAGGATATATTGAAGGATATCTGGAGGGGAGGACAGATTTCAAAGGAAATTCTAATTTAGTTGGTGGAGTGAAAGCAGGGATTAAGTTATAAAGGAGAGTTAAAATTGGAATGTAAAGAAATATGGAATATGTTTGTAGAAGTAATCAAAATACTTGTAGATAAAGGAGTTATAGTGGTAGGGATGCTGGTTTCTTGGTTTTTTTATGCAGTAGGTGGAAAGGACAAATTTATTTATTGTCTCTTTGGAGCGATGGTTATAGATTTTGTAACAGGTATATTTAAATCTACAAAAAGTGGTTCTACTAACAGTAAGGTAGGATTTAAAGGAATCCCAAGAAAAGCAGCAATGTTTTGTGTTGTTGCTCTTGCAGCATTGGCAGATGAAATACTAGAGACAAAAAGCTTTAAATACAATTGTAGATACTTAGTTATATGTTTTTATTTCGCGAATGAAGGGCTAAGTATTTTGGAAAATGTAATAAACGCAGGGTTACCAGTACCAAAACAATTAAAAAATATGTTAGAACAATGTAGAGATAAACAAGATATAAAAACTAAATAAAAGCAACCAAAAATTGACAGCAGATAAAAAATAGAGTATAATTATAGTAATAAATCTTTCCCCAAGATGTTTATTAAAGATGATAGAAAAAAGAAGAAAAAGAGCTTTTAATCTTATTAGCTCTTTTTTTCTTTTGATTTAAAAAAGGAAATTGAAGTTTACGGAGTATATTGTATATGCTCGGGTAGAGTGTTGGGGTAAAGAAGGCTGAGGAGGGCTAGAATTTTTTAACTCTCCTAGCTCTAATAAAGACAAACATACATTAAATAAATTAAAAAGGGAGCCTCTGGAAAGGAGACTCCTTTTGTTTTGATAAAACCTACTGGGGTAGATTCCTAATAACATTATACTATAAAATTTCACTTTTGCAATATAGGTAATTTTTTTTGAGTAAGCGGGAACTTTTTATTTTTCTTCCTTTTCCAAGAATTCATCTATTAAATTTCTTATAATTTTACTTACAGTTATTTCTTTTTCAAAAGCCATACTTTTTAGTTTTTTTAATTTTGCTTCAGAAATATAAATTTGAGTCCTTTTTAAATCATTTTCCAT